GTCGTCGCCGACCTGCACGCGGATGGGCTGTTCCTTCTTAGGCATAGTTAGTCCCTGTAGCCGTAGACGCGGATTGTGCCACCGGTCATGGTTGAGAGGGCCGTGACGGTAGTCAGCGTGAACGCGGTGTACGACGTGTTGTCGTTGAGGTACCCGCCGCCGACCAGCGGGCCGACGCCGGTCGTGACGTTGAGGTTGGTTTGCTGCAACATGCCGGTTCGCTTGGTGTTGAACGGGTTTTGAAGAATGACGTACCCGAACGTCGTGTCCGTGTTGCCGTACATGGCGTTCGTGAACGAGGTCTGGTTAGACCCGAACACCGACGTGGCAGCGCCCGTATCCCATCGGACGCCGTTTGCGCCGAAGTAGTACCCGGTCGCGGTCGACCCAAGCGACAGGGCGATGTAGGTGCTCGCCGAGCAGCTGCCGCCCGTCAGGGTCACCAGGTAGTTGTCATAGTCGGCAGAGAACGCGCTGGTCACGGCCACCGACGACTGGGCGGTGCCGATGGTCTGGGTCTTGATCAGCCAGAGGCCGATCTTGTTCAGCTGGGCGGCCTCCAATACGGCGCCGCTGACGAAGTCCGGGGGGGTAGCCATGAGGTCAGCCTAACCCGTACGCCAGATCATCCAGGCGGCTTGTATCCAGGATGAAGTCGCTGTAGACGGTGGCTGGCGAGCAGTAGATCCGCATGGTGTGGCCGGACGGGGTGATCTGGTGCTCGACACCCTCCACGAACAGGTTCTCCACGACCGGGGCGGCGACGTTCGGGAACCGCTTCGACACCTTGATCAGGTCGCCGATCTCCAGCACTGCCACCGTGTTCCGCTGGCCGGCGGTCAGCCGGTGGAACTGCACCTCGAGGTCCGAGAACCAGTAGTCCGGTGCCGGCCGCTGCAGGTACGACGCCAGCGCCGCCGCGTCCCCCGGAGCCGCGAGGATCGTGACCAGCACGTTGCCAGCCTGCACGCCGTAAGTCGCCACCGAATCCGTGTCGGTCGCCTGATAGCCGTCCAGCGTGTCGCCCGTCGCGGCGTCCGAGTCGGCGATCGCCACCGTCGAGACGTTCGTGATGGCAGGGCCCTCGTAGACGCCGTCCACTGGCTTGCCGAACTTGCCGAACACGGCCTCGAGCGCGTCGTAGTCGATGCTGATGGGGACGTTGATCACTCGTAGACCACCTTGAAGCTCCGGAACGGAATGTCGCCGTCCTGCTTGTCGGAGAACTCGGCGGCGACGACCGTGCCGTCCGTCCGGCCGATCCGCGCCTGAAACGTGAACGTGCCGTCTCGGGCGATGAAGATCCGGCCCTGCTCCGCCTGGTAGACGCGGGTGAAGTAGTCCTGCACGGTGGCGCCGGTCTCGACGAGCTGCGCGCCGAGGTTCCCGTAGCCCTGCTCGAGGTCCTGCTGTCCGGGCAGCTGGAACAGGTTGATCTCAGGCCGGGCGAGGATTGCGGCGAGCCGCTGGTCGGAACGCTGGGCGGTCGGCGTATGAGAGGCGATCTGGAGGTTGTCGAACTGCTTGAGGTCGTCCGTACAGACGATGTTGATCGTGCTCTGTCCGTCCAGCGTCAGCTCTTGGTCGTAGGTCACGATCTGCCCGTTGTAGAGCTGCTGGCTGTTCCGCTCGATCTTGACCCGGCGCGTGGGTTGGAAGCCGAGCCGGTTCTGGTCCGGGTCCCAGTAGATCGAGTTTGAGTTGACCACCGAGAAGTTGCCGTCGACGTCGTCAATGCGGATGCTGCACCGGCCGGCGTTGATGGGTTGCCGGTACTTCTGCCGGCCGCGGCTGATCGACACCGCCTGGACATAGTCGGTGACGTCGAAGAACTCGGTCGTGCCGTCCAGCACGTCGGTGCCGTTCAGCGTGCTTGAGTCAAGCCGGAACGCATTGGTGAGGAAGCCGGCGTCCAGGTAGACACGGTAGTCGCCCTGGTTGAGAATGGAGGCCATTAGGCGACCTGGATGCGGATCGGTCCCGTGGTGCGGTTGTAGTCGCGGAGCGCCTGGACGATCCTGTCGGGCAGGCTGGCGTCGGCGACGGTCGAGTTGATGTTCACGGTGATGCCGCCGCCACCCTGGTACCGGTCCAACGGGACGACGGCCTCGGGGCCGCGTTCGCCAATCATCGCCAGCGTCGGCTTGTTCACGATGCCACCCTCGGCGAGCATCGGAATGTCCGGCACCTTGAACTGCTTGCCGCCGATGACCGGCACCCACGACGGGATGGAGAACTCGATCTTGCCGATCGTCGAGTTCCACAGCTTCGCGATGCCATTGAAGATCGACTTGTAGAAGTTCATGTACCCGGTGAACAGTCCCTTGAGCACGTCGAGGGAACGGGTGACTGCGTCGCGGATGGTCTGGAAGACGCGGTTGACGAGCTCGCGGAAGCCGTCGAACTTGAAGTATGCGGCCGTCAGGATGGCGATGAGCGCTCCGATGGCGAGCACGACCAGTCCAATCGGGTTCATAGCCATCAGGGCGTTGAAGATGCCTGTGACGACGTTCGCGGCGGTCTGCACGACCGTGTAGACCTTCATTGCGACGTTCAGGGCGATGATTGCCCCGGCGATTGCACCGACGGCAGCGGCGACCTTCAGGAAGGCGTCAGGGTTTTTGTTCGCCCACTCGGCCGCCTTCTGGAAGTACGGCAGGATCGACTCGAAGGCGGGCAGCAGGGCGGCGCCGATGGACTCCTTGGTCTCGTCGAGCGCGACCTTCATCCGCTGCATCTTCCCGGCCGCCGTCTCAGCTGCGACCGCGGTCGACCCGCCAAACGTGCCGCCGAGCACGTTCATCACTTCCTCGAGGGTGGCGCCTTCCTTGATCATGGCGGCCATCTCGGGCGACAGGCTGCGGAGCGCCTTGAAGTTGCCCTGGTACGCCTTGGCGAGCGCGTCCGAGACGGAGGTGAGGTCCATGCCGGTGGCCGTGCTGATGTCCATCGCCATCGCCAGGGCGTTCTGCGCCTGGCCGACGTCCTTGGTGCCCCGGACGAGAGCTGCGAGCGCCGCTCGAAGCTGGTCGTCGGTGATGCCGGTCGCGAGCGACTGGGTGGCAATCCAGTTCTCTGCGGAGGCGATCGCGGACTGGCTGGCGCCTGCCACGTTTTGCAGGTCAAGTGCGAGCTGCGCCTGGGCCTTCTGGTCCTCGATGGCCGACATGGTGGCCGCACCGAGGGCGGCACCGAGGCCGGCGAGAGCTGCGGTGGCCGGAATGGCCGCCTTCTTGATGGCGAACCCGGCCTTCTGGCCGACGCCCTCGAGCTGTTGGAACTCCTTGATTGCCTTCTTGACGCCGGACCCGTCGAACTCCGAGATGATTGGGATTGCGAGGGCCATCAGATCCGTCTTTCAATAGTGCGGCTGACGTCGAGGATAAGGCGGCGCAACTGGTCGGTGACGCCTTCCCTGCCAGCCTTGAAGACGGCGCGGCCGAGCAGCCTGGTCGGTACTTCGGGAACCTGTTGCCAGAACCGCTCCGCGGCGACGCTGTTCAGCGCCCTGCCGAGCCTGTTGTCGGTGGCGCGGCCGGCCGTCTCAAACACTGCGGCGCCTGCGTCACGATGCTCGATGTTCTGGATGCCGATGGCGTTGCGCCGGTAGTCGAGCCGGAACCGGACGCCTTTCTGCGCCTTGCCCACGTTGAATGGGAAGATCCGGCCGCCCTGCCACTTCCGCTCCATGCCGGACAGTGGCACACGCCGGTATTCGGCTTGCGCCGCCCGGATAGCGGGAGCTGCGATCTCGGCGGCCTGCGCTTTGAACTCCTTGACCAGTTCCCGGTCAATCGAGCCGAGGGCGCGGATCGTGTCCTTCACGCCGACCATGTCGACCTGGGCGCTAACGGTCACGGGCCTGCTCCTTGAAGACCGCGTTGACGGTCACTAGGTCTTGGTAGTCAAACTCTACGTTCGGGGGCCACCATCCGGTCGCAACTAGCAGCTCGGCTAGTTGCCGTCGGAAGGTGCCCCGTCGGTAGGGTTTGGATCGGTCTCATCCACCAGTGGCGCCGCGTGCAGCTGCTGGTTCTTCTCGAGCCAGTCCATGAACTTGGCGTCCGCCGGCACCTTGCCCGCCAGGCGGAGGTACGCAAACGTCCAGAACGCCCAGTCCTCGAAGCCGAGGCCGCGGCCGTCCGTCAACTTGCGCTTCAGTTCCCGTTCCCAGATGACGCACAGATAGAGGTTCGTCGTGAACGTCTCCGTCGGTGCGCCGTCCTTCAGCCGGTATTCGATCTTGATCTGCATGGCTTCCTCTCGTGTCGGGCCGGGGCGAGCCGGCTATTAGGCGGTCGTGTCAACCGTGTACGCGCCACCGGTGAAGGTGACGTCGATCGTGCTGAGCTCGCCCATCGAGGCGTTCAGCACCGGCAGCTCAGCCAGGAACGCGCCGGTCAGGATGAAGCCGGGGTTCGTGCCCGAGTCCGCACCGGACGTGGGCTGCACGCGCACTGTCGTCTGGGTGCCGACCAGCGTGGAGAGCGTCGCGTAGGTCTCCGTGGCGGCGTAGCTCATGTAGAGCGTCAGCGTGAGCTCGTGGTTGCCCAGTCCCTTGACGAAGTACCGGTCGACGTCGCCGAACGCGGTCGACTCGAGCTGGTCGTAGCGGACGGTCAGCGTCGCCGCCGTGCACTGATCCGTCAGGTTGACGCTGTTGACGGTAACGACCGGGTTCGAGAGGTAGGTGCTGGTGCTTGCGGCCATGTGGGGGGTCTCCTGGAGTGGGACCGCCGTGTCGGGCCAGCGGGGCTATGTGGATCTTACGGTAGTGCTGCTACTCGGCTTGTGCCTGCATCTTCACGGTGATCTCATAGGCGGGTGCGTCCACCCCGCCGATGGTCACCTGGGTGGGGCGGCCGTCGATGACTGCGACGTTCTTGGCCATGACCAGCGCCACGATGGACAGCAGCTGGTCGAGGGCGTCCTGATTGCCCGGACCCGACGAAATGATCGTGCAGGGCACCGACAAGTCCACGATGTTGTAGTTGAACGCCACGAACGACGGGGCGCCGATGAGGACGCAGCCCGGGGTGATGTTCCGCGGGTCTCGGACCGCGGGGACGCCGGTGATGGTGGCGAGAGTGGTCTTGAGGTCGTCGAGGGCTTCGTTGATCAGCCCGGTGCCGGCCATTAGGCGACCGCGGGCCGGTCGATGCCGAGCAGCTGCTTGACGATGGCCGGCATGGCGACGACGGCGGGGGTGCCCATCCCGTCGAAGGTGGCGTAGGTGTCGCCGGACGAGCCGCGTGCCCGGTAGAGAGCTGCGGCATAGGCAAGCGTGCCCAGCTTGACGTCTGCGCCTGGCACCGTGGTCAGCGAGTCGAAGTAGCCGGCTTCCTGCCTGCGGCGGTAGCAGAACTGGTTGGCGGCGGC